TAAGATACTGCTTTGCTTCAAGTTCTTGTTTCGTTACAAATGGACTTAAATCAACCGTCGGTTTATTTTCAATAGTCTGCACTCTAGCTTCAACTGCATTCACTTTAGCATTCGTTGCTAAATTACTAACATCTTGAACATAATGTTTAGAGTCTAATTCGTCTCTAGTTACAAAATGACTCGTATCAACTTCTGGAACGCTTATTAAATAGTGCTTATCCTCTAGCTCCTGTTTCGTCACTAGATTTGAAGTATCAACTGTTGGTTGACTATTACGGACGGCTTCTAATTCTTGTTTAGTTGCTAAGTGGCTTAAATCTACTGGTGGCTTGTTTTCAAGTGTTTGCACTCGACTTTCGACCGCCTCAACCTTTGAATTTGTCGCTAGATTGGTAATATCTTGATTGGTTAGATAATGCTTGTTTTCTAATTCATCTTTCGTAACAAGATTTGCTAAAGATTGATGAGCATTCAAAAAGCCTTTTTGTTCTAACTCCTCTTTTGTCACTAAATGTTCCAATGACTGATGAGCATTAATGTATCCCATCCTTGCTAATTCATCTTTGGTTACTAAATGTGATAGCGACTGGTGTTCAACAAGATATCTACTACTTTGAGTAATGAAACCTTTTAAGCTTTCTTGTACTTCATTAATTTTATCTAAAAGTGGTTTGTCGTTATATGCACCATTAGCTATTGCTTTATTTTCTAATGCATTGATACGTTCAGTAAGTGGCTGACTATCAAATTGCGGTGGTATTTCAGATTTTTTTGCATATTCTGATAAATCTGGAGCAGTAGTAAGATACCCTTTCTTATCTAACTCATCTTTCGTAACTAATGTTGAAGCATCAATTTGAGGTCTAGCTTCTAAACTTGCTACTCTATCAGTAACTTGAGCTAATTCAGCCGTTCTAACAACATCTTCAATCTCGTGTTTAGTCACAAGATTGCTTAAATCGACTGGAGGTTTATTTTCGAGTTGTTGCACTCGACTTTCAACGTCTTCTACTTTCGAGTTAGTAGCTAATCCAGTGATATCCTCTCTAGTCAGATAGTGACTATCTTCAATTTCTTTTTTCGTGGCTAAATGAGATAAGTCAACTGCTGGTTTTTCTGCCAACTCCCTAATTTTTTCGTTGACGGCATCTAAATTAGGCACTTCTGGAATTTCAGATTTTAAAGCAAAGTTATGAGTATCAGCACTCGTTAAATATCCTTTTTGTTCCAGTTCGTTTTTAGATACAAACCCCTCTAATTGTTGTTGTGTAGCCATTCTGCCTATATTGGTTTCTATCGACTCGATTTTTTCACTAATTGGTGTTAATTCACTTTTTGGCAAATATTGTAATAAGGCTTGTTTGTCAGCCTTTGCTTCAACCGCCTGTCTTAACTCAGTATCGTTGTAAATAGTGTCATTATCAGCTTTTGTTTCCAACGCTTGTACTTTGCTTGAAATTGCTTGAACGGTTTCTTTATCTGCTTTCAGCTCGATTTGTTGCTTGATTTCGGTATCATCATACAATTTCTCATTAGCAACAATCTTCTTCAGCAATTCAGTGATTTCTGATTTTGTGACAATATCCGTCAATGGTACAATTCTTTTGCTTTCTTGTTCCATAATTGGTAAATCATGTTCTTTGTCAATCTCAGATACATGCACATCAAACATGAAACGGTACACATCGTTTGATTTGTCACCGTTCTCGTAATAAATATAACCGGCTACTTGTTCATCTTTAACGATTAGACTAGTATCAAAACTGACAATGATTTTATCGTTATCAACTCGTCCACGTACTTCTAGATGACGATTTGTTCGTTTAAAATGGAACAATACAATAACATCTTCAGTAGGTACACCATTTTCCACCGTAAATTCAAAAACTGCATTGTTTTTATCATGAGAGTAAAACTCCTCAAATAATTTGTTTCTGCTATCTCTCTTCTTTGTTGTTAAGGAGATTGTTCGTTTAATAATCTTTTCCAATAAAATCACTCCTTAAATAAAAAAGGACGAGCGTTTAACTCGTCCTCAATTTGATTAATACTTAATTGCTTTGATTTCGTTCATGCCATTAACAACCGACTCGATCAATGCCTTTTTAGCTTCAAAACTCAAATGAATACCATTCGCCTCTAACTCAGCAGTCAATCGTTGTTCCGCTTCATTGAATTTATCTTCGCTTGCATCTTTCACATCTTTATAGATTTGTTCCGTCGCTTGAACTACTGTTTTAGCAATACTTTTAATTAATTCATACTGCTTAATATCTGTTTTAGCCTTGATATTTTCAGCCTTTGTTTCTAAGAAAGTTTTCAATTCTTTAAAAGCTAACCCTACTAAAACAACTAAAATACTAACTGCTCCTTGAACAAAAACTTGTGTTAATTCATTCATATTTTTACATCTCCTTTAAAGGTAATTTCATAAATTGTTTGAATAAGTCTTCAATATAGCCATTACCACCTAAGCTTTGGTAAGATTTGTAAAGTGCCGTGATACGTCTTGTATCGTCACTTGTTCTATATCCACGCTTGATAATAGCCGTCAAATCAACTTCTAAACGATATCTCTCTGTTTCTAAAATCCCACCACCAACAACCGCCACATCATTATTCATTTTCTTAACATCCGATTTTAGATTTTTGATATCCTTATTTAAGTTGCTAACATCATTCTTTAAATTGCCAATATCAGAATTTAATACTCCGATATCAGAATTGTTTTTCTTACCAATTTCAGTAATTTCATCAACTTTTAACTGAATTTTATTGACTTTTTCACTTAATTCATCTGTTGCTTTTTTACTTGCGGTTTGCATTCTAACTGTTGCGTACGAGAAAACCGCCGGTATCAACGTTGGAATCAAAGCAAGTACAATTGTTTCATACATCCATTTACCACTTCCTTGCTAAAAAAATAGGTAGAGGAATACTCCCCTACCTATTAAAAAAGGCTAAGCTTTCTTTTCGACAAGCTCGCCTTTCTCATTGATTAAAAAGCCTTGACGTTCTAATTCTGCACGAACTTTATTTTTAAGGAATTTTGGTACTTCATTGAATTTACGACGTCCATCTAAAATTCCTTCGACAAATAATAATGCTAAAGCCATATCTTTCACCCCCTTTCTATCAAACAAGATTGTCCCCGCTAACTGTAGTTTATGCATTATGTTCTTCAACTTTTCCATTACTTTCATTATTACCATCTCCTTGAACTGTTGTTGTTGGTACTACTGTTGTTTCTGGTGCTGTTGCTGTTGTTTCAGCCGTTGGTGTTGCTACTGGTTGTGTTTCAGCAACTGGTTGTACTGTTGGCTCAGCAACAGGCGTTACTGGCGTTACTGGTGTTTCAGTAGCGACTGGTGCTGTCGGGTGTGGTGCTTCCTGATGCTTTTCTTCAGTAGTTGCTACTGGTTGAGTAACTGGAGTTGTTTCGTGGTGTTCTTCTGTATCTTCTTCAACTTCGCCTTTTCCATCTAACGCGTGTAAACGCTCCTTAATTTCAGCAATATCACTAGCAAAAGTTGTTGTTACCTCCATGACTGCATCCGACGTTACTTTTAAGTTTTTAGTCGCTTCTTTTAATGCTTCTTGGTCTTGTTTAGCAGTTTCCTGCAATTTAGCTACTGCACCACTTGGGTCTAACTCAATCATCACTAAATCAAGCACTTTTTTAATTAAAATATCGTCTGCTTCATGCATCAAATCGCCCTCAAACTCACGTTCATAAAAAGTATAAGGTACTTCTTTTTTGACGATTAATACTGTTTTCCCTGGTTTTGTGTATTTGTTATCTAAAATATATTCTTGCATTGTTTATTCCTCCTATTTGTATCTTTCATAAATGATTAATTGCTTGTTGTTAAATTGTTTTACAAGCTTATTTTTATCAGTTTCATTGAAAAGAGTTACAGCAATATAGTTAACAACTCCTCCAGTATGACCACTTTCTAACTTGCTTCCTCTAACTGAACTAAAAGGAACAGTTATACCATCAATGGTAACAGCTCCATAACCAACATTTCCTGTGTAAGCTTGAGAACTGCTTGCTAAACGTGGCAATCGTATTTCAAAAGTCACTGCTAAATTGTTTCCTGAAGTTGGAGTGCCAGAAAATGTACTTGTATGAACTGTTCTCCATTTCCATTTCTGCCATACTAACTTATTCCCAACATACCTCTCAATAATCTCACGACCGCCAATGTAAATTCCTTCTCTTGTCATTCGATTACCTCCTAACCTTCAGAACAATCATAGACTGTGTTAGGGTCTTTATAACTTAACGCATTGTACTGAGCCTTTGAGCCATACCAGTATTTCATTTGTTGGTTTCCGTTTTGATTGATGATTTTATTAGTCACATCCACTGAATTGATATTCAATCCGCTTGTGTTGACACTTAATGTACCGTACCCATCAATATTGATAGTTGAACCGTCTGGTTTTACTACCCCTACATTTCCTCGAGTAGCAATTTTAGCTTTTAAGACTCCATTGTTGACTTCAGTCGTGCTGTTGTCAGGTCTAACTATTCCGTTTGAACTTGAAGTAGCAATTGAAATATTTTGTTGAGGTGTGGCAAACAATCGTTTTAATGTTGACACCAATACTTTTTTAAGTCCTGAGCCACTGTGAATTAACACAACATCATTATCTGTAACGTTATATAGTTGTGGTAAATCAGTCGCTTTTCTTACTTGATTACTCATAATTGCCATTTATCTATTCCTCCCTTTCTACTGTTTGATATTTCCAATCAGCTACTACTAGATTGTTGTTTTCATCAGCAAGTAAGATATCAGCGTTATCTTCAGCTTTGATTGGTACATAGAAGCTATTCTGCAATACCATTTCTTCCAACAATGCTAATCGTTGTTCTTGCTCAGTAACTTCTCTTTTAGTTGCTTCATGGTCTGTATAAGTAGCTTGTTTTACGTTATCTACGTTAGACAAGCCGATTTGTGCTTTGGTTACGTTGTGAGGATTGTTCCTATTATTGATATGAGCCGAGAAGTCGCTTTGATTGGCTTTTTTAACGGTTACTGCATCAATTTTGTCTGACAATCCGTCAATATCTGATACTTGATGACGGTGGTTTTGGTCTGCTTTATCTTCCCATCGTTGAGCATCTTCAGTACCAATAATGTCGTTCGTTCTCCATCTTTTAACCATTTGTCTTCACCTCCAGTTTGTACTTGAATCGTGTACTTGTTTCAATTGGTACATATAAATCCATACGAGATAAAACTTGAGAGGTATTATCTAACAATTCGATTTTTGAAACTTCTCTAATACCGTCCGGCACTTGAAAATCTATTAATACATCGTTGTCTGTTCGTTGTTTTCGGATTGTAACAACGGTCGTATTATTCAATCTTGCTCTATCTATTTTGTTTATTACATTTTCAGCAACGTAATTTGTTAAAACATTTTGAAGCATTAAATAAACACCTCCCTTTCATCGCTCTCATATTCAAGTGGCGTTACTCCAACTATCGCACTACCAGCTCTAGCAAATTCGAGATTAGATTTGAACAATCGTTCGTTTAAGATTAAATGTTCAGTTGCTGTGGGAACGTGAGTATATCCCATGTTTGCCGGTTTAATAGCATTGATTAAAATCACCGACTCTTTAAATAAGCCACTTGTTTCTGCTCCGGACTCGACGAATAATTCTTGTTGAGCAAAATCGACGTGAGCAGAATACTTCCCCTCTCCAAACAAGTCGTTAAGTTTATTAATTAAAAACCACCATGAAAATGGTGGTCTCATGTTAATTCGTATTAAAATCCTTTCTCGTCGCCACTCGATAGAGTCGTTGGCACTTGCTAATAAACCAAACATTTCCTCATATTTTGTCAAAGTCGGGATATCACACTGCATAATGAATTGATTTTGGATAAATCGTTGTAATGCAATTCTCCCATCTTTGAATAGAGGATTTTCAGTTTTCATCAACTCTTTCATATCCCGTATTCCATCGTAATAATCCGGAACATATTTCTCTAATTTCACTTCTTTACTCATCGGATAGTCACCGTGCCTTTATAAGGCAATTGTTGTAATTGCCCTGTCAGCGTTAAAGTAATATCCTGATTTTGATTGTTTAAAGTCATATTATCGATATTAGCAATTCCATTGATTTGTAAGAGTTTAGCCGACAATTGAGAACGATAAATCTTTGAATGATAAGTATTTACATCGGAATAGTTGCTCCAACCTTTTCTTAATTCTAAGAATTGGTCGTCAATAGCTTTTTCAATTGCCGGTTTCACTTGATCTAAACGATATCCAGTGATTAATTCCACGCTAAATGAAATGTTAATAGGAAACTTTGTAGCTGTCCCTACTGTCACTCTATGATTAATCGGTGCTAAACCAACACCTTTACCCGTATACTGCAACGGGTCAAGAATATTCTGTACCTTTTGGATAGTCTCACTAGAAGCCGGATTAAGGTCATTATCTAAAACAACTACTTTAACCGTACCTGAACCATTCCACACTGGATAAACCTGTACTGCTCCAACACCATCAATTTCACGAGTTTTCTGCACATATTCGATAAAATTACCACCAAAAGGCTTTTCGTTAACGTAAATCAAGAACCTTTTTCTTAATTCATCGTCTGTTTCTCTATCTTGTCCAGAAGTAACAATTTCACCAATCGTTGCTACTGCTAAATTGCGGTAGTTTTCTAATGGAAGAATATTCCCAAAGTAACGATTACCAACCACTCCAGCAGTTTCACACTCTACCTCATACTTACCTACCGTGTCAGTCGCTTTAATAACTTTATAAATCAATGAAGCATCATCAATTGTGGCGAACCTAGCTCCAATCGCCATTGGCACACCGTGGTGTTCCTCGTTTGAGAAAGTAGCGTATCTAATAGCTTTTTTAGCCGGATAACGGTGTAAACCAAACTCCTCCACTTTATAATCTAAATACTGTCCAATTGCCGTTTGAGGAAACGTGTCCAGTAATAGATTTTTCAAGTCTAAATAAAAACCGGCTAATTCATAACAAGCCGGTGCTAATGCATCATAAATAATAGAACCCTCTCTAGTGTCGATATTTTCGTTCACTCTCGAGAGGGCTTCTTTCATTAGATAATCAAATGTATACTTTTCTAAAAACTCACCTATCATCGATTTTCACGCTCCTTTCCACGTTAAATAATCCTGATATGGTATGCACGACGAAAGAACAATGCAAGCTATCTTTACTAATTTGTTGTACTTCAAAATCAGTGACTTTCTGAATCCGAGTATCAACCAGTAACGCTTGAGTGATTGTCCTTTCTAAATCTGACTTCACAAAATCATAGTCTTTGCCAATAAGTCGCTCTAATTCAACGCCGTAATTAGCTGAATAGATAACCCATTCAAAACGCTCTGTATTCAATATTTTCTCAACAGCTTGTCTCATAGCTTCTAAGCCGTCGACATAGCCATGAATACGTCCGTTATAGACTCGATATGTTTTAGATGGAAGAATGACTTGTTTGATATTTCTGATATCAGGCATTTCATCACATCCTTTGTACAATATAGTATAGTTGTCCGGATTGCCCTTTAATCATCAGGACTTTATCCCCAACTATTAAATCTCGGAAGACTATCCAAAGTTTATTGTCTCCCTCGGTATCTCCGACTCTAAGCTCTTTTACCATAGGACTTAAAACAAGGAAGCTTTCAGGTATTTCAAGCTGATTATTGACTTTAACTTTCATGGGACTTGTTGACGTTACCGTACCAAATACAATGTCTGTATTATCCGGATTGTCTGTCATCCCTTTGAGCAACGCTCTTGCTAATAATTCGCCTGCCACTAGCTATTCACCGTCCTTAATTCTAATTCCATAGTATGAACCTTACCCCACTTGTGAGTACATTTTTTAACAATTGCTAAGCTATTCTTCTCTATTCCCTCGCTCTCTAAATCCTTAAAATCGAGCTGTACGCTATTTCCGGCACTAATCCCAATATGACCTAGGCACGGCACTTTAAACGTTTTTTTAGGGAAATTTTTAGCTTTAAGCAACATTTCTGCTTTCTGTTGAATTTGACTCTCATTCATTTTTTCGTCGACTTTTTCGTGGAATTGTAATTTTCCCCAAAGCCCAACGTTTTTCGAGTCTTGAACAACGTAAACTTCTCTTTTTTTGGTCTTTTTGTTATCTTTTGTCAATTTGATATAGTTGTAACTATCGTCAATCGAACCCTCGAAGTCATAATCAGTCGCTACTGAGTCATCTCCAATGACTAAATCAGTGACAAGTGAATTAAGTGAAATATGTTCGAGTGTTCCAAAGTTATCACGTATGATATACCACATACCGCCATGAATTAAGGTTAAATCTAAAGCATTTTGGATCATAGCAAAGTACGTTTTCTTGTCTTCGATTTTCTCCGGACAAGTCCAGTTGCCCTCATCAACAACTTTATACTCTAAATGGTTGATTTCGCATATTTGAGCAAATATTTCGTTGCTTTTTGAGGCTTCAAAAACAATCGTATCTGAGTTTTTCAAGTATCTCATCTGGTCATAAGCTGTTATTTTCCACTGCTTTTTTGATGAACGTTTCTTTTTGAAGAGTTTCCCATAAAAGATACCTTTATCATCTACTTTGAACCGGATGATATCGCCATAGTTACACTTCACTTGTTCATCAAGTACCATAGTAAATTCAAATTTACTAGGCTGAAAATCAATATTGGTTTCCCACTTCAATTCTGTAGCCAAATCCGTAATATCGAACACTTTTCCATCATTCACATCTTGAATCAGTAATTCCATCATAGCACTTGCACCGAACTAGCCGTCACCCATCCACGCCAACCACCATCAAGGGTAGTAACATGGTAAGGATGAGACCCCTCCATATTGATATAATTCACTAACCTAGTAGCATTGGACTCTGTTTGACCGGGTCCCTCTCCGTAACTATCTCGGTGTAATTGACCATTTACCAGTACTTTACAGCCAATTGTTACTTCTTTGTTTGTACTAGGTTCTTGTTCTTGTTGCGACTGACTGGCAGTTTCCGTTTTATCTTCAGTTACTTTCTTTTCAATTTTGACAAACCTTGCTTTGAGCATCTTGTATTCCTTAAACTCAATCTGATAGTAGACATCTTCATGAATACCGGCTTTTCTTGAATGTTCAAAAGATTCAATCGTTGCTAGGAAGTTAATTCCAACGTCAGAAATAATCAAACGACAAGGTTCCTTACCGTCCATAATCTTTCTAAACATCGATACATAAGCATCCGGTGCTTGAGCCGTTTTACCAATAACATAAGACCTGTTTGTATCTCTCGGGAAGAATGATTGAAAATTGACATTAGATAGTTTTGGAAAACTCATTTGATTGATTTCCCCTAATGAAATGCTATGAGCTATCTCATTATCTGCACTATGTTTAATCTTCAACTCTTCCGGATTGACAGGTATTTGAGTGACTTGTCCTTTATATTCAACATAAATTCCAATTGCTATAATAATCACTCCTTTCAAATAAATTTAGCCCTAATTAAAGGGCTAAACTCTACGCATAACCTAAGTCACTATTGACTAGATTAAATAATGTTTCCTCTACTTTACCAACAATATCATTAATATCTTGTTCAGTAGCACTGTTGTTTGACTCGTAATGTACGCTAACTTGAGGCGTTAATACTTGATAGTCTACGACATATTGGCGTTCCGCAATATCTCTCATCATCTTGATATCTTCATCTTTCAACTTGATTTCATCTTCGACCTTACCGACATTACCAATGTTTTTGCCTTTACCTAACTTGTCGCCGACACCACCAGCGCCTGCTCCACTTCCGGGAGCCAAAGCGTTTTGTTGGTCGAACTGACGGGCTAAGTCGTCGTAATGACCCATAGTGCTAGTAAAATCTTTGAATTTGTCGATGGCACTATTGCCTATACTTTGAGTAGCATTAAAAGCACTTTCACCTAATTCCATTGGATTGGCAAGACCTAAAAAACCACCTATTTTAGGGTTCAGCTTATAACTCTCGAAAGAGTGATAGTTTTCTGGTTCCTCTCCGGCATCAAAACTATCAGCGAAATTGCGAATAGCATTCCCTACGCTAACTCCTCCACCACTACTGATTTCTGAAATGGTTGACAATGAAAATCCCGGAATAGTATTTAATGCCATGATAATTGCGTTAATCGCCCTAATAGCCTTATTTGCTCCATCAATAAATGCCTGACCTATTGTATTACCTACTATACCAGTAGAATCAATTATATTAGCAAAACCATTAAGAATAGTCTTAAACAAATTTACAAATAATCTTTTAGTAGCGTATGTTGAATTTCGAACACGATTGTGAATAAATTCTGCTACTGTTACAAAAAGATTATACACCATTGCTAGACAACTCACGATAAATCGAAACAGTCCCATAAATAAGTTTATAACAATTGCTATCACATCATAAACAATCGTTCCAAACATTACAAAACCGGCAATGATATAGGAAATGACATCTAAAGCAGATACGCCAAACATCTCGATTAATAAGATAATTCCTATCACAATACCAATAATCACAAGGAACGGTATCAACAATTCCCATGAAGCAATCATCATTGCTATATGAACCCCTATCCATACTGCACCTAAAACTGCTACTGCTATTGCAACTCCGGATAAAATATTCATAACAATATCAAAGTTATCAATTATCCATGTAACACCAGTTTTGAACACGTTAAACAACCAAAGAGCTACATCAGCTAAGGCAAACATCGCCATTTGAAGTGCTTGCATGACCTTTTGTCCCTCAACGCTAGAGATAAATTGTTGCCATGATTGTATCAACGGTTGGAAAGCATACATCCCAACGTTCTTAATCTGAGCGATCATATCACTAAACGTCATAGGCAATCGTGCAAACTCCTCATTTGTCGCTACTGCCGAGCCTAACAATGCATTTTTCAGTGCATCTCCGGTTAATTGCCCATTTTTAGCCATTTCTCTTAATTGCCCCACACCCACTCCTAAGTGTTGAGCCAGTTTCTGAGCAACTAGAGGTGCATTTTCCATCATTGAGTTAAACTCGTCCCCTCTAAGTACTCCGGACGCTAAAGCCTGAGTGATTTGAAGCGTACCGGCTTTCTGTTGCTCTAGACTTGCACCACCGAGCTTATACAATTTGTTCAATTGTTCAGCAAATGCAATTGCCTCATCATTGTTCTTGAATGCTTCTCCAGCCTGCAAACGCAATTTCGCTACCGAGTCAGCCATTTCTGCAAATCCTGACCTTGAACGGTTGGCTGCCGCCATTAAGCTATCTTGCAATTCTTGACCGGCTTTTGTCCCATCAGCTACTGTATTCAAACGAGCCATTATCTGTATGAACGTATCGGCTTTAGACACCAATCCGCCCATCATAGCCCCAATAGCCCTTAATGCTTGAATTGCAATCTGAAAGTTAAGCAATCTAGACATGCTTGTTAATCTAGACAACATCATTTGACTAGTCGCCAAACCAGCGTTTAATCCAGTTGCACCGGCAGTTGGTAAAGTAGAGGGGGCTTTAGGTACACTGACCTTTGGCACTTGAATTGACCTCGAGGCAGTCATACCTAATCGGCGTAAACTAGCATCTAACTCACGAACTCTAGTAGTTGATTGGTTAAATCGTTCAAACTGATTGATTGTTCTATCAATAGAATTTCCGACTCTATTCAACGTACTAGTGAACTTATCTTTTAAAACGAGTGATTGTTCCAACGTTGCCATTATCTTCTGCCCCTCCTTGCTTTACTTTCCATTTTCTTTTGTTCTTTTTCTTCAGCTTCCCTATAAACATCAATAAAAGCGTATATCATCGCCTTTTCTCTTCTAGGCAAGCTATCAAAAAAGGATGGTGTCCACCTAAACTTATGCAAAGCGTAATATGCATAATTTAATTCGGCGTCGCCATCCATTAGTCGTTTTTTACTTCTTCTACTAGATCATTCACATCTTCATCAAAACCATTGATTGACTTAATTTCGTCACCTAATGTTGCATACTCTCCGGCACGTAACATTTTTTTCAATGTTTTAATTGCATCACCAGTTGTTCCATAAGCCTCTTGTAATTCTGCATTGTGCAAATCAGGCGTTACAATACATTCAGTAATTAAACTGTTAATGTATTGGTCTTGATTGAACTCAGGAACTGTAATCCCTTGACGGTTTTTAATTTTACGTGTTGCACGTTTTTTCAATTCGTCGTTTAAACTTTCGTCGATACTACGGATGACAAAAGGTGATTTGAAACGTTTGAAGTGTACTTCTTTTGTCTCATTTTGTTGAACGTTTGCTAATAAAAAATCTTGAATACTCATTAATTTTTCCTCATTTCTATATTATTATCCTAATGTTGGTGTTTTGAAGCTTTCTAGTAAATCGACATCTTCAAACGTGAAGTTTACTTCTTCTTCTAAGAATTCATCTTCAACATTTAAATTAGCCATTACAACTTCATCTAAGTTACATTCTCTTAATACAGTAGTTTGACGACCAATTGAGCTTGTTGCATCGTCATTTGTAATCTGAATATCAAAGAACGTATCTCGTCCGCTTTTCATGTAATCTAACATCATTTGTTTAAATTGTGACGTTACACCGTAAATCGTCATCTTACCCTCGCCCTCAAAGCCTGTTGATTTGTTTTGAGTACCTCGACGGTTCAGTGTACGCACTTTTTCTTTTTGTTTCTTAACAGTGGCTTTTAATTCTTTAACATAAAACATGAATTCGTTACGACCATTAATTTGAATAAACGCCGTACCCTCTTGTCCACTGATAACATCACGACCTTTTAAGTAAGCCATTTATATTCCCCCCTTTACTCTACTACTACTGTCATGTAAAGTTTTTCCATACTATCGATTGGTTGAACTTTTACATTGACAACAACTGCATCTTTATCTTCGCCTCTCAGTACTTCGATATCTTCAACCGCAAAGTTTTCAATAGCCCCACGAGCTTCTAAATCTCGGAAGTATTTAATACGATTAGCTTTGAACGCTTGTCGTCCATCTTCATTGTTGTTTACTTTTCCTAAGAAGAATTCAGTAAATGCATAGTGAGTGTCGTTCACGATATCATCAAGAGTACGTAACACACGGTTCTTCTTGAAGAATTCGTTTTTTTCAATCGTGAATGATACTAATGAGTTAATATCTTGTTCTACGACTGCACGACCTTTTTTATAAGTGAACACAAACTTACCTTTAAGTAAGGCATCGATTGTTTCTGTATGAGTTAATTTGCCGTCAACATCTACTGAATCGTCGTATTTGGCATACGTTAACGATTTTTCGATACCAGCACTAGCACTTGCACTAGCTACCCATACAGTTGCTTTTGTTTTATCAATAACAGTACCGTCAGATAAAATAACGCCGTTTGATACGTTAATAACTGCCTCGTTATCTGCATCAGAGTCAGCAATAACTAACTGAGCATTTTTGCCCTCATCTTCACGCATTCGTTTGATGAAGTTGATACCGGCTTTCTTAATCGTATTGTCGCTAGTTGGTAATGCTAAGTAGTTGAAATCAGCCGTTTCTAATGCTTTGAAGTAGTCTGTATAGTCGCTTGAGTTTACAGTACCGTTTGTGCCGCCTGTTAATTTCGCTCCGGCAATTTCAGTAAGTGTTCCAGTACCTAAAAACTCTACTAATGCATTCGGCTTCAATTCATCTAGTGTTTTAACTGTTTGGCTGTTAATTTCTACCGTATCTAGGAACGTTAATACATCAAATGCACTTGAGTTATCTACGTTCACTCGAACAGTAACGGTAATATCATTACCACGTACACCACCAAAACGAGCTTGAACAGTGACATTCTCTCCTAAACTAGCATTTGCTTTCTCACCGCTATTTAAACGATATAAAAGTACTTCGCTTGATCGTTTAAATGCTTCATTCAATAGCAATAACTCTTTTGCTTCTAATTCGTAACCTAATTTCTTGAATAAGTCGTCACCTCGACGGATTTTCATCAACTTTTTAGACTCTCCAAAGTTTAATTCAAGTGGAAAAGTCGCAATTCCATCACCATTAGGTCTACGAGTATTGACATTCTTTGACTTTACGTTAATGTAAGCCCCTGGTCTCACTTTATTTTGTGTTTTCCAAATTCCGCCTGCCATTAACCAATCACCCTTTCTTTTTCAATTTCTAGTAATTCTTTTGTTTCTTCTAACGTGTACAATCCATCCTTTTTCAGAATTGCCGGAATCATATCTTTCTCAATGTTCGTAAATTCTGAACTCATAAGAATACTTTCTACGCTATACTTCACGTTGTTCACTTGTTCTTCGTTCATCTTTCAACTCTCCCTCCACACGTTTTAAAACTCGTTGTTTCACTTCTTCAATATCTTCCTTAAGTCTAGTTGTTGCCGTAAAAGCGTAATGCAACACATTGTCTACTACTTCAAACTCTTTGTTGAAAATGTGAATTTCAGGCAATCTATTCATCTTGCAACTCAATTCATCGAGCATTTCATAACAAGAACTAGCTTTGTGTTTCTTTGGATAATAAGAAATCACTACTTGACTAGTAGTAAGTACGTAATGATGAGGCTCTGATTTGAACTTGGAGCTAATAACGTGTATAAAAAAACAAGGTTCTTCAAAACCTTGTTCCACATCATCAATTCGTATTGGTATAT